CTCGGCGGATCTTTTCGGAACGTCGCTAAGAACAAGTGGTGATATTGATGCCACGGGATCAATTAAGAGCAAGTCTTTTATATCTTCGTCTGGTGAAGTTTTTGGAACCAGCTTGAGAACAAGTGGTGATATTAAATTTTCTGGATCTTTATCAGGTTCTGGTGGTTTATTTGCTGGAAGCATAACCACGAGTGGAAAAATTCTATCAACTGGATCTATTTCAAGCTCGGCGGAAATATTTGGAACTAGCTTAAGAACAAGTGGTGACACTAACATAACTGGCACAATGACCTCTAACAAAGTTAGAACTGGAGATTTATCAAGCTCTGCTCGTATTTTTGGCTATGGTATTGAAACCAGTGGAGACCTTGGGGCTTCGGGTTCGATTAGAAACGCTGGATTTGTTTCATCGTCTGGCGAGGTATTTGCTGCTGGAGGGCTGAGAACAAGTGATAATTTAGATGTCTCTGGAACAATTAAAAATAAATCTTTTATTTCTAGCTCTGGTGAAATTTATGGCACAAGTTTAAGAACAAGCGGCGAACTCAATGTTTCCGGCAGTATTAAAACCCCATCGTTTATTTCGTCGTCTGGTGAAGTTTTCGCAGGAGGTGGTCTAAGAACAAGCGGCGATCTCAATGTTTCTGGAACCACCGATTTTAAGGGCATTGTAAAAATAACAGGAAGTCTTGAACTCACAGGTTCAGGACAATCCCTCCTTGTATTAAACACACAAGACGCCGACAATCTTAAAGAAATTGTTTTCAAAAAAGCAGGTTCCGCAGCAGCAGCTATTCAAATTAATTCCAATGAACATCTTTTCATTGAAAATGAAAATGCTAAAGATATAGTTTTTAGAACAAATAATCAAAACACCTTAAGAGTGTATGGTGCCAATCAAAGAGTGGGCATTAACCAAGTAGGTCCGCCTTCGGGTACGCTTGATGTTAACGGCGATACCGTTGTTACTGGTTCTTTTACTGTAAGTGGTTCCGTCTCACTTGGCAACACACTAAGCAATGATGTTATCTTTGTATCAGGAGCACTAACAGCATCTAAGGGAATTGAAATTCAAGAGAACTCATTTGTTAAAGCTGATAAAAACTTAACATTTGGAAACTCAGGCGAGTCAATTATCCAATATAATTCAGGACAAAATGCTTTAATTATATCCGGTTCTCAGCCAGGTGGTATTGCACTTTCAGGTTCAAAGATCACAATTGATGTTGCTGGCGGTGCCGTCGTATCGGGAGCCTTGGGTGGTCCTGGCAGTTATCTTGGTCTTGCCGCTGGCACAAATCAAATTATATTAACATCGTCAGCAGTTATCCCAGGTGGAAACGACACACATATCCAGTTTAATAAAGATGGCGTATTCTCTGGATCAGATAATTTACAATTTGACTATGATGACAATGAGTTATCTCTTTGTGGAACATTTGAGGTTAAAAGCGGATCGTCCCCTGCCTCTGCTCCAATAGTATTTGAGGTCGATGGAGAAGACGGAATCGTAGGCGGTCGAGCAAGAGGAAAGATTATTCAAACTTATACTTGTAATTTTGACCTTACAAATGGTTCACACGCCGCCGCTGGTAGATACTTGCCTCTAACTCAGAATGGCGTCTCTGTTGTCGGAACAGGTTTTAATAATGACACTGCGATCTTAACACCCTTCAGCGGAAAATTGATTAATATCATGTATAGATTCCCTGGTACAAACAACGCATCAGAAATTTTCTTCCAACTCGAAGAGGCACCAATTACAGAAAATGGCACAATTCCAAACTCCACAACAAGAAATGTTATTGTGCAAGCAACCTCCAGTGTTAACCCTGGTGTTAATGTCGTAGGAGGTATTGATATACTAAGGGCTGCCAATGTTACAGGTAGCAATGCTTTCACAACCGGATCGCTTCTTGGTATCTTTTTAACCATTCCAGGCAGCACAGATTTCCCAGGTCAAGCACACTTTACAGCAGTGTTTGAATTTAACCATCGTGACGAGTATGTCAGTGGTTCAGGTAACTGATAAGATTTCAGGCATTTCGTAAAATAATATACTATTTATATTTGACCAATTATATTTTATGGAGTGTCTATCTATGTCTACTTTGTTAGAACAAGCAATCGTTGATGCGGAAGCATTAAAAGAAGCTGCTATTAAGAACGCCGAAGCAGCGATTATTGAAAAATACTCCTCAGAAGTCAGGGATGCCGTTAACTCTCTTTTAGAGCAGGAAGAGGAAACCCTTGAAGAAGAGGAAGAAAGCGCAGTAATGGAAGAAGTTCCCTATGCTGTTGAGGAAGGCGACGAGCCTATTATGGTTCGTTTAGACCTCGAAGCCCTTGAGCGTGCTTTGTCCGAGGAGGAAGAGCCTGTTGAGGAATCTCACGAAGATCTCGCTGACACCCTCGAAGAAGAAATCGAGGAAGCACTTGAAACCGAAGGGGAAGAGACTGATCTCGATGAAGAGATCGAGCTTGACGAGGAAATTCTTGACGCCATTGCTGAAGAATTAAAAGTAGACGTAGGTATTCCAGACCAAGGTCTGGGAGGACGCTCAACCCCTACTGATCGTAACCTTGAGGGACAGAAGGCGACACTTGCCGCCCTTCAGGACGATGAGCTTGCTGAAGAACATGAAGCACTCCAGAAGGCGAGAGAAGAAGCCGCAATGTACGTTAACCAAGTTAACGAACTTAAGCAAGAAAAATCAAATTTACAAAAAACAGTTTTACATCTTAAGGGGCGATTGGAAGAAGTTAATCTTTCAAACGCTCGTTTATTATACACGAATCGGGTGTTAAATAGCACCTCCTTGAATGAGCGACAAAAAACAAGAATTGTCGAGTCTATTTCAAATGCCGATTCTGTTGAAGAGGCGAAGGTAATTTATGAGACCCTTCAAAGCGCAGTGGGAGATAAGACAAAATCTTCTCCACAATCACTTCGCGAAGCAGTTGAAAGACCATCGTCAACCCTTCCTCGCAGGAGGAAGACCAACGCCCAAAATCCACATTTCAGTAGGATGAGGGCTTTAGCAGGCATAAAAGGAGAAAATAAATAATGTCCGTTCTTGATAAATTAACCGAGGGCATTGTCAACCGTGATCTTTCACAAGAAGGTGCTGCTCTTCTCACTAAGTGGGAAAAGACAGGACTTCTTGAAGGACTCGACAATGACCGTACTCGTAATAGCATGGCTCGTCTTTTAGAGAACCAAGCTAGGGAGCTTCTTCGTGAAACTTCCGCAATGGCAGCAGGCGATGTTGAAGGCTTCGCAGCAGTTGCATTCCCAATTGTCCGTCGTGTATTCGGCGGCTTGATCGCAAACGATCTCGTTTCCGTTCAACCAATGAGTCTCCCTAGTGGACTCATCTTCTTCCTTGACTTCACAGTTTCCAACGAGACTGGTAGAAGACTTGGATATGAATCAGGTGAATCACTTTATGGTGGTGGTGCTGTGGCATCTCAAATCACTGGTGGTGTTAGTCTTACCGGCGACAGTGCAGAGGATTCTTTCTACGCATTAAACAATGGTTATTCTTCACCAACTGGTTCTACAGCAGTTGCTGCTGGTGAGGCAATCCTTTCTGGTACATTCGGAGGAACTTCCTTCGTCCGTGTTCCAGGTGGTGCAGATGCAGCAGCCGCAGCAGGTCTTCTTGACCGACTCGTCCGTTATGACCCAGACTTTACCTCTGGAACAACAAATCTTATTGTTCTTAGAACCGCTGTTCCTGGTCAATTCAACCAAGACGATCTCATCGCTGCTGAGTTGCTGACACACGCTGGTGTGGCAATTACTGGTTCTGAGGGACTTCATGTCCGTCGCTTGAACCAGTATTCTGGCTCTGTTGCCAACAATGGTATCTACGGCGCTGGTGACGAAAAGGGTCACATCCTTACCGTTATCGCTTCTGATACCAGAACAGTTGCCCAATTGTCGGCATCTTTCTCTCACTCCCCACTCAAACTTGAGTTTGCAATGGATGATGACTTCATCGCTGGTGGTGCCCTTGGCTCCGTCCTCGGTGATGACCTTTGGGGTGCAGAGCAAGCTTCCAACGCTGTTGGAGCGACCGCTGGTGTTATCCCAGAAATCGACATCAAGGTTGATTCTGTGTCCATCACCGCGATCACCAAAAAGCTCAAGGCTAAGTGGACTCCTGAGTTAGGACAAGATCTTAACGCATACCACAACCTTGATGCAGAGGTTGAACTTACTTCTATTCTTTCTGAGCAAATTGCTCTTGAGATTGATCGTGAGATTCTTGAAGACCTCGTTAAAGGTCAAACCGCTGGTAAATATTACTGGTCACGTCACGCTGGTAAGTTTGTAAACAGACTTACTGGTCAGGAGATTGGTGCTACCACAGCAACTCCAGACTTTACCGGAACTGTTTCCGAGTGGTATGAGACTCTCGTTGAGACCATCAACGACGTGTCTGCACAAATCCATCGCAAGACTCTTCGCGGCGGAGCTAACTTCATCGTCGTCGGACCTGAAGTTGCTAACGTCCTTGAGTTTACCGCTGGATTCCGTGCATCCGTGACTGCTGATGCAGAGCGCGGAACCGTTGGCGCTGTTAAGGTTGGCGCACTTTCCAAGAAGTGGGACGTTTATGTCGATCCTTACTTCCCCCGTAACGTGGTCCTCGTTGGTCGCAAGGGTGGATCCTTCTTAGAGAGTGGATACGTCTATGCACCTTATGTGCCATTACAGGTCACACCTACTATCTTCGGAACCGAAGACTTCGTGCCCCGCAAGGGAGTCATGACTCGCTACGGTAAGAAGATGGTACGTCCCGACATGTACGGACTCGTCATCGTTGTTGATCTCGTTTGATACGATTAATCAACTCGTAGAATAAAAGAATTCCCTCGTCAAGCAATTGGCGGGGGTTTTCTTTATGCCGTCAACTATTTAATGAGAGGAGACTTATAATTAATGGCGATACCCACTTTAACTCCAGATAGCCAAGTAAGTGCTATTGTTTTACCACGCTCTGGATCAGCTTCAGATGTAAGCTTACAAACACCAATTGGTGTATATGATACACATACAGACTTCTTATCAGGGGCGGCAGATCAAATAAATTACACATACCAAAAACTTGGTGGTGATATTTTAGACATTGAGTTAACAACGGGAAGTGTGTATGCCGCCTATGAAGAAGCAGTATTAGAATATTCTTATATTGTGAACATGCATCAGTCCAAAAATATTCTCTCTGATATTCTTGGCATGACAACAGGAACTTTTGATCACGATGGTGAATTAAAAGAGGGAGAACTTTCATCAAGCTTAAGCGGCACACACATCGCTTTAAAGTATCCAAAAGTTACTTTTGCTTTAAACCAAAAATATGGTGATGCGTTTTCTACCCAAGTTGGAATTGGCGGAGTAACAACAATCTATTCTGGCTCTTTCGCTCCAATACAAAATATTCAGGATTATGACTTAGGGGCGATTATCTTAAGCGCTTCAAACAATAACTTAGATAAAGCAACTGGAGATCCAGTGCCTTATAATGGATTAGTGAGCGGTAAGAGAGTTATTGTTGATAAAGTATATTACAAATCACCACACGCTATGTGGAGGTTCTTTGGATATTATGGTGGTCTTAACACGGTTGGCAACTTGGCTAATTATGGTCAATACGCAGATGATTCAACATTTCAGTTAATTCCAGTATGGCAAAACAAAGCACAGGCGATGGAATTTGAAGACGCCATCTATACACGAAACTCACACTATTCTTTTCAGTTAGACAATAACAAATTAAGAATCTTTCCAATCCCAGTAAACCCAGGCAGTATCACACCTCAGTTCTTTCACTTTGATTTTAGAATTGTCGAAGATGCTTGGACGGAAACATCTGGCTCTGTTTCTGGCATTGAGGGTATTAATAATATGAACACAATTCCATTTGCTAATATTCCATATGCGAATATTAACTCAATTGGAAAGCAATGGATTCGTCGTTTTGCCCTTGCGTTAACAAAAGAAACACTGGGTCAGGTTCGCTCCAAGTTTGCAACAGTTCCAATTCCAGGCGAATCCGTAACACTCAATGGACCAGCACTTATTTCTGAAGGCAGAGAAGAGCAAGGAAATCTGCGCGGTGAATTGAAGGATGTATTAGATCAATTAACTTATCAAGCTCTCGCTGCTAAAGATTCTGACATTGCTGATAATGTCAGTAACCTCAGTCAGAAGATTCCAGCAGGCGTTTTCGTAGGGTAAAGGGGATAGATGGCAGACGACGAAAAATGGAAGCAGCCAGCACAGCCACCGCCCCCGCTGTTCCTCGGTGAAAAAGAACGCAACCTTGTTAAGCAAGTTAATGACGAGCTTATTGA